GCGGCACCGAGGAGGTTGTGGTTGCACTTGCCGCAGATCAGTCCACGGACGCACTTCCCGCAGCCGGGGACTCCTGGCTTGCAGCAGTTGTGGTCGTGGTCCACGGCCAGGCGCTTCCGGGCGCCTGTCGACGTCTGGCAGATCGCACACCGCCGACCCTGCAACTCGTAGAGCTGGTCGTACTGCTCGCCCGTGATGCCATAGGTCTTGAGGATGCGGTTGCTGTGCGCCTTCTTGCTGGCCGCCTTCTTGTTGTTCCGCTTGCACGTCGCACACAGCAGGGCCGGTGGGACTGCGTTGGGCTTGAGGCACTGGCGACAGGGCCGCTTCACAGCGGCCCGTCTGGGAGTGTCGCCGCCTTCTCCTGGATACTGACCCCCAGCGCCTCGGCTGCGGCCTTCACGAGGGCCCGAGAGAGCTTCACCGCCTCCTCTGGGGTTAGGTTGGCCGCCACGAAGGTCTCGCTCGGGTGGTGTAGGTCGATGCCAACAAACCCGGGAGCCTCGCCGTAGCGAGCGAAGGATGTGACGCTCACCCGCGCCCCACGCTTAGTGTCGATGCTGGTGCTCATTGCTCACCTCCGTAGCCCCACCCGTTGGTGGGGGTCGTGGCCCAGGACTTTCTGGGCGAACTGAAGAAACGGCACGTCGAGAAGTCGGAGCCGAGCTGGACAGGCGCCTTCGCCTGCGGGTCGGCGCGCCCCTCTCGGGTCTTGACGATCGCCACGCGGAACGTGTCCGACTCCGGGTCCAGCGCCACCGACAGGATCAGGTCGGGGTAGCGCTGCGTTTGGTTGTAGAGGTCCTTCTTCGGGGCCGGCATGGCGGGGTCCTTCACCCCGCCCTCCTTCATGTGGGCCAGCACGCAGACGTGCGCCTTGGTCCGACGGGCCAGCCCGTGGAGTTCGGACATGATGAACATGTCGTCCTGGTGCTCACCGGACGCCTCGATGTTGACGAGGTTGTCGATGAGGATGAAGTCCGGGTACTCGTCCCAGGTGTCAACCCACGCGTCGATCTCGAGGCCGATGTCCTCGAGGCTCGGGTTGGAGTCGAAGCAGTAGCGGATGCCGTCAGCGTCCATCTGCTCCTCGTAGAACCGGCCCGCGTCCCCGCCTTCGGCGAGGGCTGCGGCCACGTCGTTGACGGGCGTGCCGGTGACGTTGGCGCTCATACGAGTGGAGGTTGTCCACTCGTCCTGGTCGGCCGCGAAGTACAGCGTCCGGGCGGGGGTCTCGATGCCGATGGCCTGAGCGAACGCCGACTTACCTGAGTTGGAGATGCCCGCGATCATGGACAGGTGACCGCGGCGGAAGGCCCCTCCCCGACGTTCGATGTCCGACATCCAGCCGGGAAGGGGCAACGCCTCGCCTGTCTCAGTGGCCCTGCGGATCGCCTGCCGAGCTGAGACAGCCACCGGTCACCCCTTGCCGAACTGGGGCTGGCACTGGCCGGGCGTGCCCTTCGGGGTGGGGCAGAACCAGCCGCTCCACGAGCGGCCGTTCTTCTCGCCGCTCCGCTGGACCATCGGGCCGTGCTGACAGGCCGGGCCAGCCTGTGCCGGGTTGGCGAAGGACGGGGGCTGCTGGCCCTGCGGAGCCCCCCAGCCGGAGTTCTGCTGCGCGGGCGGGCCGTCCTGCTGGACCTGCGTGCTGGTGACGTTGCCTGCCAACGCCGGCACCTTCTCGACGGCGTTGAGGGCAGCCTGCACATTGACGAACAGGGCGGCGTTCTCGACCGCCCACTCGAGGACCGCCTTGAACTCGTCCGGGTTGTCGCCCCGGAGGTTGATGAGGTCCTGGCCGACCTTCACGTTCTGCTGGAGCTTCCAGTTCTCACTCACTTGCGTTCACCTTTCGGTTGGGGTTGCTACACATCATGACACACAGTATGACATCAGTCAAGAACTTGCTTAGACCTGTACTTGCGAACCGCGACGCGCTGACAAGCCCGGCAGCGGCGGCGGCCTCCAGTGATCTGGAGGTTGGGGCCAGACAGGGGGTGGCCCCACTTGCAGGCGGACCTCCAGTTGTGGTGTTCCAGCCCATACCGGAGCTCGCCCAGCCGCTTGGCATCGGCCATGTTCTCGAGCTGCGTGCCCCATGCCAGGTTGTCGGGCCGGTTGTCGCTGGGGTCGCCATTCAGGTGGCGAACCAGTGGCCCTGTCGGCTCGCCGTGGAAGGCGAGCGCAATGAGCCTGTGAGCGGCATGTTGACCCCCGCCATGATGGACGTACACATACCCCTTGCGGAGGAAGCCCACTCGACTCCACCGCCCCTTGGCGTCAGACTCGATCGACCCATCCGACGAGGCGCGGAGCCCCGGGAATCCGGGGATGGGGCGATACTCTGGCGACATAGTATCACACCTCCGGCGAAGAAGATGGAACCTTGACCTCGATGGTCCACGGCGTGGGGACGGTGTCCGACTTGCTGCCATTGACCGCCAGGCAGTAGTCCCTTACCGAACAGCCGTTGCAGAGCGCACTCTGCTTCGGCAGGAACATGCCCTGCTCCTGCTGGGCGCGGACGGTCTTGTACGTGAACTCGACACGTTCGCGGGGGTACATGCGCATGTCATAGAACGCACTGGTCCCCCCGGTGCGCGAGAGCCAATACGCTCCAAAATCCGGAGCGACCCCGTAGGTCTCCTCGAGGGCCACGTTGTAGGTGCCCAACTGCTCCGGGGACTCCGGTTCACGTGAGCCCGTCTTGATGTCGAGGCACAGCAGCTCGGTCTCGTTCCGGTGGAACAGCCGGTCGACATAGCCTCGGACATCCACCCCACCCAGCTTGGCCGTGACGGGGAGCTCGATGCCCGGGAGCATCGTGCCCCGGTCGTTCGGGACGTAGGCGATCTCCCACGACGGGTTGTTGAGGCGCCACGTCACCCACGACATGACGTGGCTGGGGCCATTGGCCCGCCACCACTCCTCGTTCTCCTTGTTGGGCCACGCCTTGCTGGCGCGGCCAGAGGCCCGCCACTGGTCCTTCGTGAAGTCGGGCTCCTCCTTGAGGCGCTTGTCGATCTCCTCGTCGAACGCCTCGTGGAAGATCCGCTCGATGGTCGGCCGGTCGGTGACCCACTCGTCGGAGAGGGTCCAGTTGTCGAAGTGCTCGGTGGCCGTGTGGATGGCCGAGCCGGCGACGGTGGCCCAGGAGGGCTGCTGCGGGACACGGATGCCCCTCTCGAGCACCCAGCGCCACCCGCATGTCGTCATCGACGAGGCTTGACTGTAGGAGAGATGGGGGGGAAGGGTGATCGTGTTGCCGGTCACTTGGCCGCCGCCCTCTCGATGTCGTCTGCGCGGAGCTCAATGGCAAGGGCGGCCGTTCTCCACCCGGGCTCGAACCTCGCGTTGGGCTCGGCGCCTTCCATGCGAGCCACCACCTCCCGCAGCGCCTTGGCTGCGATCAGCGGGGCGACGGCACGGATGACGTGCTCAGCGAGTGGGGTATTGTCGCCCGAGAGTGACCACCACTCCCGCTCGGCCGCATCGCCGATCTTGATGATCTCGGGGGTGACGAGCTCAGCCACGGTGCATCTCCTCGGCCTGGATGCGCTCGATCTGGCGAGCGAGGTGCAGGGCCGCCCCGAACTCGGGGCCGGCCCGGAAGGCGTAGTGGCTGACGTCGAAGCCCAGCGGCTTCGTGTCGTAGACCTCGACGAACGGACCGTCGAGGGGAAGCTCGGTGTCGTTGACGGACTTGCCGTCGGGGAACTCGTAGCGGATCGGGTAGTCCTCGTCCGGGCCGAGGCCCGAGACGGTCAGGCCCTGCTCGTGGAGCGCGGCGAGCTCGATGTCCCACCTGGCCTCACGCTCCTCCAAGGGCTCGGCCGGGTTGACGACGAAACGGTATTCAATGCTCACCTTTTACTGCTCCTTGGGGTTACATGACTGGGGGTGTCATGTTGTGTGAGTTGGAGGGGAACCTCAGGATGACTCCTTCAGCATACCCTGTCAAGGGGACAGCGGCGGCAGATCGGAGAAACTGGGGCAAGTCCCACGTCGTCGCAGGTCAGGGGCCTGCGGATACCGGCGAGTAGGTGTGTCGCGGCCACAGTGGCAGGAAGTGCGTGCGTGGCTGTCATACGGCCCCGCTACAATCGAGCGCAGCGAGTCTGTAGTTGAGAATGTCCTCAACAACAACCCAAGTGAGAGACCCCCTTAAGGGGTCTCTCTTACTGGTAGTAACAAAGAAAACACCCTGAACCTGTAGGGGTTCAGGGTGTCTCTGGTTGTGGTTGAGTTTGTGACTTAACCCTAGGAGGGCGTCAGCTCGCGTCGTCGACGAGCTCGCGGATCAGACCCTCGTCGATCCCCTCCCGCCGCTGGACTCTGAACCAGTAGGGCGGGACGTCTGGCTCGTAGTGGATGACCGTCCCGGTCTCCTCGAGCGTCCGTATGAAGCCCTCCCCCTGCTGACGCAGGTAGGGGGGCATCGTGTGCCCCTCTCCCGCCTTCAGCCGGAGTGCCAGCCGCAGGTTGCGGGGGACGGCGAGGTTGACGTGCTCGGGCTTCATGTGCCAGGGCAGCCGGCGCTCGAACCCGGTGTCGAACTTGATCCGCCCCCTTTTGATCGCCGTGGACACGGCGCTCTGCGACACTCCAAACCTCTGAGCCACCTCGGTCTGCGTCGCCCCAGCACGCAGCATCTTGGTGGCCTCTGAGTAGTCCAGCAGTTGCTTGCCGGAACTTCGGCCCTCCCGTGTGTTTGCCATGTTCATAGTGTGCAGCAGGGTACATGGGATGACAACGGTTTCGCGAAACCGGCGTCAGGTTCCGTCAAACCGACGATGAGAGTCGACGTTGTCGCAGGTCAGCACCGTATGAGAAGATGTTCATGTAAGTGAATCCATACCTTGACACACATCATCACAGGTGAGGTATGGTGTGTAGCACAGCGTGCATACACACACACTATGACGAAAGGTGAGACCATGCCTGAGAGGATCTGCGCCCGCTGCGGGTGCGGCACGGAGAGTGGATGGCAGTACCCCTCCTGCGCTGACTTCGACACGGCGGAGGAGCGCTGGGAGGCGCACCGCATCTGGTGCACGAAGACGTCGCTCGAGCTGTGCCAGTTCTGCGAGCCGGAGCTCATGGCTGAGCTTGAGGTGGTTCAGTGAACCTCTCCGACGCCATCGACCAGTACCTCAAGTTCCGGGCCGCGGCCTACCGGCCGTCGACCGTGGTCTGCGCCAAGCAGGCCCTGTCGGGCTTCCTCGCCGAGACCGGCAACATCAACACCAAGCACCTGATGCCGCGGCACGCGGAGCGGTACCAGACCGTCCTGATGACCAAGGGCCAGAAGCCCAACACCATCAACTCGAGGGTGAGCCAGGTCTCGTCCTTCAGCAAGTGGCTGGTGGCGAACCGCTACACGCCGGCCCACTTCGTCAGCACCGTTCGCTCCATCCCGGTGCCACGCCGGTCCCGACTCCGGGTTCCGGCCCACGACTTCGCCCGGCTGCTGGACTGCGCCGAGCGACCCGACCGACGGATGACGGTGGCCCTCGGCCTGTTCCTGTTCCTGCGTGGCGGGGAGATCAAGACCCTGCGCGTCGGGGACGTCGACCTCGACCAGGGCCTCGTCCACGTCACGATCCACAAGACGAACGACAGCGACGAGATGCCCATCTGCTGGGAGCTCGACCAGGAGCTGCGGCGCTGGTTCGTCGAGTACCAGCGCGACATCGGCCGGCCGCTGCGCAACACCGACTTCCTGATCCCGGGGCACCGGGGGTACCAGGGCTGGCTCCCGCGGCTGGACGTGGGCAACTACCTGCCGGAGCGGATGAGCCTGCGGCCCTACATCCAGGTCCGCTCGGTCCTCTCTGCCGCTGGCTACGAGATCACCGGGGAGAACGGCAAGGCGGCCGGGGAGGGGGTCCACACCCTCCGCCGCTCGGGGGCGAGGGCCCTGTACGAGGCGCTCGTGGAAGGACGCCTCGGGGATGCCGCCGCACGCGATGACGCGCTGCGGCAGGTGATGACAGCTCTGCACCACAAGAGCGTCGTGACCACGGAGCACTACATCGGGCTGGAGCGTGACCGGCAGCGGCGCGATCAGACCATCCGAGGGGTCAGGCTCCTGCCGGCCCGCGCTGCCAATGTTGTCAGCCTGAAGGAGGCGCAAGGTGAGTGACATCAAGGAGTTCCTGCTGGCCCGCATCGCCGAGGACGAGGAGGGCGCCAACGCCGCTGGCGGCGTCGCGTGGGATGCCTACTACCTCGACGGGGCCAAGAGCCACGAGGAGCCGAAGTGGATCCTCGATAGCGACCCCCGGCTCGTCTCCTACGAGATGACCACCGAGCAGAACGCCAAGCACGCCGAGGCATGGAGTCCGGCCCGCGTCCTCGCGGAGTGCGAGGCCAAGCGGCGCATCGTCGATCGGTCGGGCGGGAGTGTCTGTGGCGGCGATTCGCCAACGCACTACCCGCAGGACTACGCCGAGGGCTGTGACGGGTGTGCAGCCGCGCAGTCGGCCGACTATGAGACTCACTGGGTCCTTGCCCTGCTCGCCTCGGTCTACGCCGACCACCCCGACTTCGACGAGGGGTGGCGACTATGAGCTGCCAGCACCACCGGGCCCAGCCCGAACGAGACAAGGACCGCCCGGTCCTGCGCCACGAGGACGGTGGGTCCGGAGTGCTCCGGGTCTATCGCTGCCTCGACTGTGGGGTGGGCGTCACCCGCTTCCTGCTCCGCTCCGAGCTCTGCCCGAACTGCTCCGACCCCTCCGCCGAGGGCGGGCACCTCGGCGCCCAGGCGTGGCTGTGCGAGCCGACCCCGGAGGTGGTCCGGGCCGCCCTTATCACAAAAGCCATTCTAAGCGCCTCTCGCGTCCAAGACGTGTGATGATATGGGTTATGCCATGTCGTGCGTTCTGGGGCCCATACAGGGCCATTTAGAGGGTAGTCTGCGCGGGTGGCGAGACTCGTGAAGGTGGAGAACATCTGTGACGTGTGCAGGAACCCTCGTCGCAAGGTCCGTCCGTACCGTCTGGCTCAGGACGGAGACAGTGTCCGGGTCGTGCTCTGCAAGGAGCACAGCAAGCCCATCGACGACCTCCTCAAGCTGGGGGAGCGAGTGCCCAGCAACGCGCCCCGTGCGAAGGTATGGAGCATGGAGGAGATCGAGAAGCAGCGCAGAGCGCAGAACAGGAGAAGGTCGTGAACCGCAGTGAGCTTGCGGACGCCGTCCGGGCAGCCAAGCACCTGCTGCCCCACCGGGCCACGGTGGAGGAACTGCTGGATGCCCTGGCCCGGGAGATCGAACAGCCCCACACCTGCCAGACCGAGAGCGACATGCTCGATCCGGAGCCGGAGTGCCACATCTGCGGCAGGCCCCTGTAAACGCAGAAGAACCCCCTCCCGACCGTGAGGCCAGAAGGGGGTCCTCCTGCTGGGAACGAGAAAAGGTGAGAAACCCGTTCCGAGAGGAAACACTAGCACTGCATTACGGCAGCAGCATGACAACGGAGATGTCGGCCGTGTCGGAGGGTGGCAGCCCGTGGGCTGACCGTAGCCGACGGACTGCCTGACTCGTTTGCCTATCGAAGCGATCTCCGTTCGGAAGGCCCAGGGCCTCCCTCAGACCGGCCACGTCCTCCCCTGAGAAACCCGGCTCGAGCGTGCGTCTGAACCACTCGGGCGGGAGGGCGTGGTCTGCCGCCTCTCCCAGTGTGGCAGCCGTGAGGGCATCGCACACGCCGTTCTCCGGAAGTCCGGCGTGGCGCTGGAGTCCACGGATGTGGGCCTGCGTGAGGTCGTCGTAGACACCGGAGGCGAGGCCCAGCTTGCGCTGGAGGATCTGGACGTCCCGGCCGACCTCGCCACCATGGAGCTCGCGGGTGAACCAGCGAGGGGTCGACATGCCACCTCCATATGTTATGATGTGTAGATGGGTGAGAACATGACACAGAGTGGCAACGACGAACGTGAGCGCCGCTGGAGGGACGCGGCGAACGCGGCAATGGACGCAGCCAAGCCGGTCGGACATGCGCTCATGGCGGTGGCGGACGCCGAGCAGGCCGAACTGCGCGCCGAGGTCGAGAGGTTGCGCAGTGCGGAGCGCTTCCACTGGCGACCCAGGGCGCTCACGGGAGACCGCCATGCGATCGAGGCCGAGATCGAGCACGCCCGCGCCGAGGCTGCCGAGCGTGCGCTGGCCGACGAGCGGGCCAAGGTGGCGCGAGTCGAGGCGCTGCACGTTGAGGTCGACCGGACGTCCGGTGGTCAGCGACTCCGGCAGCCCGTATGCGCCGAGTGCGCGGCGGTGATGCCGTGTCCGACTCTCGCCGCGCTGGCCGGTCCCGAGCCCGACACGACCGCCGACTAACTCAACTTCGTCAGCGTCACCCACAGCGTCCCGCTGAAGTTCCGGTTGTTCCGGTCGGGGGCCGTCGTGCCCACGAACCGGATCTCGTCGATCATGGCGGAGTAGGACTCGCCGGTCCGTCGGTCGATGACCGACACCGGAAGACCCGCGTCCTCGAGCGCCTCGAGAGCGTAGACCCGCTCCTCGGCGAAGCCCTTGTGGCCGTAGGTGTTGCCGCGACGGTCCTCCTCGCGGTCCTCACACTTCAGCGGGTAGCGGATCTGGCGCAGCCGACCGGGGGTCGGCAGGGAGCGGAGCTGGACCTGCGACAGGGTGGGGCCACTGGAGCCACTGGCGGTCATGGTGATGACCGGCCGGATGTAGCGGTAGGACTTGGTCAGGTCCAGACCGAGCATCGTGAACAGCCCGGTGGACTGGTCCATCGAGACAGAGAACGCGGACAGGTCCCGCTCATCGAGGAGCTGGACCTGCATCCCGCAGGCGCCCGGCAGAGTGCCGTCGAGGTCGAGAGCCCGGAAGACCTTCTTGGCGTAGGTGGCGTAGCGCACCCGGCCCATCGCGAGGTAGCCCTTCGGCTCGAGGTTGACCGTGTCGGTCACCCAGACGCCGGAGCCGGCGACGGCGATGGCCTGCTTGCCGGCAGAGATCCGCGCCGAGGAGGTGACGGTGCCGGAGGCGGCCGTCCGCTCGTCCATCGCCCAGGCGAAGGTGAGGGACTGTGAGTCCCCTGTCGACTCACCAAGGTTGATCCGGACGAACCCGGCCGCGGTGCCCCAGTCCATCAGGTTCCCGGTGCCGCTCGTGTCCGCCTTGGGCACGTCGGCGCCACCGACGTAGACGTACCGCCCGTCCGCGTGGAACGAGTTGAAGCGGCCCGTGGAGGCCGCAGGGACCATAACCTGACCCATCGTGAGGTCGGCGTTCCCGTCGACCGCACAGACCCGGATTCCGGCGCTGGTGGACAGCAGCAGGAACCGGCCGAGGTAGCCGAAGATCTTGTAGATCCGCTCACCGGCTGGTAGGTCGAGGACCCGGTATGCCTGCGACAGCTTGGGCGTCTGCCCGGAGCTGGCGTCCTGGAGGGTGAACCGGACGATGCCGTCATGGGCCCCGTCGGTGAAGGCGGCGTAGATGGCCGAAGGCCCCTCAGCCGCGTCCACCCAGGTGGTGCCGGTGTCGGCCGGCGCGTAGAGCGCAGCCGTCTTGTCGGCGAGGTCGACAGCGGAGGCAGCGTTCAGCGGGACCTCGAACAGGTTGGCGCCCTGTGAGACCAGTAGCCGGTCCTTGAGGTACCAGACGTCCGGCCTGACCGTGGCGTTCTTGCCGATGAGGGTGGAGGTCCGCTCGTTCCACACGCCGATGGTGGGGTCAGCCGGCGAGGTCCAGCCGACCTTGACGATCTTGTTCGTGCCGAAGAAGTACCACCGGCCCGTGTGACCGGCAGGCGGGGAGCCGAGCGTGATGCTCGGCCCGATCCAGCTCACCAGCGAGGAGTCGTCGGTGATGGCGAAGGAGCCACCGCCCGCGTCCTGGATGTAGACGTTGGCAACCGCCGTCTGCTGGTTGGTCATCTTGTGCAGCGGGGAGATGATGCCCTCGGTCCACACGTTGACACCGGAGGACTCATAGAACCGGTAGCGGGTGTCCTCGTCCGAGCCAGGCTCGTAGAAGTTCACGCCGGCCCCACGGTGCCACGAGTCCTGCGACCGCAGCCAGTACCCGTCGAGAGTCTGCTCGCCGGGCTCCTTGGAGGTGTCCTGCTGCTGCTTCTGGATGGGCAGCGACTGGCGCATGTACGGGTTCTCGGCATCAGGCCGCAGGCAGAACCGCAGGTCGTTGATGTCGAGGTCGTAGGCGATCTTGCTCGACAGGTTGGCGATGGGGTTGACGCGCTGGGTCAGCAGCGCGGGCAGCCCCTCGGTGATGTCAGGAGACTTCGACAGGTCGTAGACCATGGTGGCCTCCTATCAGGCGATGCGGGTGATGCCGAACTCGGCGCCGGAGTCGACGGTCAGGCCGAGGGTGGAGCCCGTGGTCTGGAAGACAAGCACCTGCACCGTGTCTCCCGCGGCGAAGTGGCGCTGGCCCGTGGCCGTGGTGTAGGTCTCGGCGTTCAGGCTCTCGCCACTCTGGAGCATGTTGTCGTTGATGCCGGTGATGACGTCGGTGCCATTGACCTGGAAGTAGACCCGACGGCGGGAGATGTTGGAGGCGGTGTCGATCTTCGGCATCCACCTGACGGTGCAGAACATCGAGTAGACCCCTGCGACACCGATGGTGAACACGCCGCTGGCGTAGGTGATCGAGCCGACGTTGGCCTTGACCGTGTCGAAGGAGCTGATCGCCGTACCTGTGTTGTTCGGCACAGTGACCGTGCTCGTCGAGGCGTGGACCCGGCTCTGGAACTGGGCCGTTAGTTGGTCGTTGAGGGCTGTCCACCCCGCCACCGCTCCGACGATCGCGGTCGGCGGGATGTTGCTGAAGGTGTTGCCAGCCCCGTCGAGTGTCTTGTTCGTCAGCGTCTCGACGCCACCGATGGTGGCGAGCGTCGTCGGGAAGACGTTCGTGGCGGAGGTCAGGTCCTTGTTGGTCAGGGCCTGCGCGTCGTCCTTGCCGACCACGGCACTGCTCGTGCCGTGTGCCGTCGTGGCGTCCTCGTGGGCGCGGGAGAGGGTGAAGTCCTCCGCCGTCACCATGTGACGCACCTCGATGGCGGCGTTGTGCGCCACCGCCGTGGTGCCGTCCCAGCCACGCACGACCGTCAGGGACGTGCCGGCCACGTTGGTGACCTTGACGATCTCCTCGGTCGGCTGGCCGGGCTCGAGGACCACCTTGAACGGGGTGGCGGACGGCAGGCCAGCCACCGAGTTGAGAGTCATCAGGGTGGCGGAGTTGGAGACGGCACCGACGAGCGTGTACTGGCCCGCGGTGCTGCTGTAGTAGAAGGCAGGCAAGGTGGGCTCCTCAGCGAGTCTCGTGGAGACGGGGTGGGAAGTAGGTACGGAAGGTGCGGATCTCCTGCTCGAGCCGGTCCCGGTAGGCGGCCCGGAGCTCCCGGGCCACCATCACTCCGGTGCCCGGTGTCGGCGGTCGGCCGTTGGCATCAGCCGAGGCGGTGGAGGTCACCGACAGGCGGGCGATGTCCAGCGTCGGCAGGAGCCGGCAGACGGCGCCGTAGCGGATGACATCCTCCAGGGACTCGGGCACCCCGGCGCTGGAGAGCGTGTCCGTCAGGGCGGAGAGCTTGACGAACGGCGTCCCGTACAGGACCCGGAGGCGCGTGGAGAGTGGAGCATCGACGAGGAGGGACACTCCTGTGGGGATGTCGTCGGTGTTGCCACCGAGCTCGATCTCCCACGAGCGGACTCGCTGCCACTCGCCCAGCGTGTCGCGGTAGCGCACGTCGAGGACATTGCTGGCCCCGAAGGGCAGCCCGTAGTGGACGGTCGTCGGGGAGTAGTCGAACTCGATGGAGTGGACCGCAGAGATCCTCGGGAACAGCGTGGACAACTCGGAGTTGATCTCGCGGATGACCGAGGAGTAGGGCACGATCGGCTGCATCCGCACCTCGGCTCCCGCGAGGTGGGGGACCGCCCCGGTGCCGCGACGCCCTCGCCCGGTGGGGGCGAGGTGGACCGTCGAGTTGGACGTGTCCACCGACGCCACCTTCATCAGCTCGGTGTCGATCTCGATGAGCCCGAGCGACAGGTCCGAGGCATCGTCCACGACGAACGAGAGCGTGTCCGCGTTGATGTCAGAGACCAGCGACGTCGCCGAGTCTGACTGGGAGGTCTGCCCGTAGAGGGCGGACAGGATGCCCTCCACGAGGTCCCCGAGCGACGTCGCCGACGTGGGGGCGTAGGAGACGAGAGAGGATGTATCGGCTGGAGCGATGATAGGCATGGCGGCCTCTCTTAGTAAGCGATCACGAGACGCCGACCCACTGCGAAACCAGCAGGCTCGTCATCGCGGGAAGGGTGCTGGGCAGGGCCGTCAGTGCCGAACCGGCCGTCGCCCAGCGGGAGGCACTGGCTGTCAGGTTGACATTGGCCGCCGACGCGGAGCCGCTGATCGCACGGATCTGCGGTGAGGATGTCCCGTTCCAGAGGATCGCGACATGGACGGAACCTCCCGCCGCAACGGCAGGCGTTGGGGCAGTGAGACTGATCGACTTGATGCCGGTGCTATTCAGAGTGCCCGACAGATCCGCGGACTGGGCAAGCAAGTTTCCCGACGAGTCATAGACGCCCACGAAGTTCTGCCCCGCGGTCAAGGTCGCCCCGGCGACACCCACCGTGAACCACACCTTGGAGATGGCTCCACCCGAGGGCATGACTACCTTGTGCAGGTAGAGGACCCCGGCCGTCATGGCGGCGGCGTTCGCCACGGCGAGGGCGGGGTCGAAGTTGGCGCCGAGCAGGTTGTGCGACCCGGGCCCACCGTAGGGATCGACCGTGGTGGACGGCACCGGGTTGAGCACCGAGCCGAGCGAACCGCTCAGGGTATTGCCACTCCATGACCGGGCGGTCGAGCTCGCGACCAACCGAGCGCCGTAGTCCGTCGCGCCGGAGACGTAGTTGCCGACGAAATCCATCGTCGTTTGGTCGCCCGCGCTGACATAGATGCCGTACCGCATGTGCGCCGCAGAGTCGGTGGTCTTGTTGTTCCGCAGGGTGATGTCAGAGCTGGTCGCGCCAGCGATCTGGATGCCGAACTCGGCGCTGGCGTTGTCGGACGAGGCTGGGTCACTGATTCGGTTGGTGTCGACAATGACGTCCTGGACGTCCGTCAAGGTGATGCCGTTCTGGACGGTCTTATTGATCCGGTTGTCGACCACCTCAACACCGCTCGAGTTGCTGAGCTGCACGCCGTTGGCGACGTCATACACGATGTTGTCCGAGATGTGCAGGCCGACGCAGTTGTTCGCCTCGATGCCGTTGCCAGCCGCCGTGCGGATCACATTGCCGGTCACGCTGACCCGGCGCAGCCGGGGGGTGCCCCCGGGTGGGTTGGTGAGCAGGATGCCCTGCGCTCCGAGGTTAGTGAACACGTTGTCGCTGATCGTGACCGCGTCGGCGTCGTTGACGGTGGTGGCCCCGACTTGGATCTTCATGCCGAGCAGCCCGCACGATCGCACGATGTTGCCGGAGATCACTGCCCCGTTGACGGTCTCAAGATAGATGCCATGCTGGCTCGGGATGTCGTGGATGTAGTTCCCGGTGATGACGACGTCCTGCATGTTGTCGCCCGTGACAATGCCCTGCGCGAAGGCACTGATGTCGTTGCCGACCGCCTGCCATTTCGTGGCGCCGGTCAGCGTCACGATGCCGCCCGAGTAGTTGTAAGTGGTGTTGAGCAGGTAGGACGCGCCCGGGCCAGTCATGCGAACGTTGCGAACCTTGACACTGGAGACCGTGCTGTCGATGTAGACGCCAGCCCCAGCCATGCCCAAGATGCTGCCGCCCGCAATCTCGACATCGGAAGACGCCCCGGTGATGCGAACCCCTGCGGCGGCGTAGACGCTGGAGCTGTTGACGTAGTCCGTGGTCTTGCCCTGTACCCGCAGGTTTGACAGGCGAACACCCGTTGCGTCATTGAGGACGAGCACGGGGGTCAGATCGCTGGTCTGGGTAACCCGCGCTTGCGAGAAGTCGATGTCGCTGTTCGACGGCACGCTGATCTGGCCGGCGATCGAGAAGGACCCGCGCACGACGAGCGGCGCACCAGCGGCAGCGGCTGCATCGACAGCCGCCTGAAGGGTGGTGACGTTGGCAGCGGCGGTGCCCGTTGGGGCAACGAGCTGGGCCCGTGCATTGACCTGCGGGATAAGGTCGGCCGGGTCGCCACCCAGGAGGGTCTCGACTGCCGCGGCGGTGGCGGAGGTGGAGTCCGCGATCAGACTGGCGACGTGCGCGTCCTGCCCCTGGCTCGCCGCGATGAAGGTCCGGTCGCCACCACCGAAGTCCAGCCAGCCGCCATCCACACCCGGAGGGCCGTAGAAGGCATTGAGGCTGCCATCCTTGTCCGTGGAGACGGTCGTGATCGTCATGCCAGCCGTGGTCTGGAGGTTGGTGTACTGGGTGCCACCGATCTGGGCCGACCAGAAGGTGCCGTTGGCGAGGTTCGGTGCGGAGACAACGAATCCGCCGCTCCTCGACGGAGGCGCGATGGCGAAGTCGCTGACCCCGCCGCCGAACAGGTAGCGGGGCGAGGACATCAGGCGCCGCCCCAGTAACCCTTGGCCTCGACCTCACCCTTGGTGGCCGGGGTGTTGCTGGCCGCGGTGGCGTTGACGAGGGCGACGATGAGGCCACCGACGAACTGGGCCACGTCTCCGTTGGAGACCTGCCAGACGCCCCACACGAGAGCGGCGAGGGAGAGGATCGCGTAGACGTACTTGCGGACCTTGGGGGGAAGAACATCCGACAGCGGGTTCATCTGCGGCTCCGTTTCTTTCGCAGGTGGTGGTTGATCTCGTTCAGGACGACGGCCAGGGGGATGACGACGCGAATCGCCATCCCCCAGAAGCGGTCGATCACGGCTGGGCGATGTTGAGGGTCACCGAGGCGTCGGTGATCTTCTCCGCCAGCGCAGCCTCAGCGCCGGCCTTGGCGGCAGCCGAGACCTGGTCAGGCGTCAGGTTCGGGTCGCTCTGGATCGCACGGACGGTCGCCTCGAGGGCGCCGACCCGGGCGACGAGCTGGGAGGCCCGGGCGTTCGCGCCACCGGCCTCGATGCGAGCAGCCGTCACCCACGACTCGAGGGTGTAGGTGTCCGACCGCTTCGGGTCGGGGTGCTTGATCGGGGCCTTGAGAATGGCCTGCACGATCTGGTCGACAGTGATGCCAGCCAAGGGGTCCTCCTCCTGCGCCGCCTTCTTGGCGGCTACGTACTTCGCCCACGTCATGCCGACGTAGGCCCTGCTGCCGGTGTCCTTGTGGGGGACGGCGAGACCGTCCCGGCCGGCGTCGTACTCGCCGATCTGCCACCTGGCCTTGGTGCTGAGGTCGACACAGTCCCGACGGATCAGGTGGACGTGCCGCTGCCAGCCGTAGGCATTGCCCGAGTAGGGCGAGATCCGGGGCCGGAACCAGGCGATGAAGCCGACGGACCGGGCCCTCGTCTCGATGCGCCGGGCCTGCTCATCAGTCAGCCCCTCGGCGTTGATGTCGCAGTGCCCGCCACCCGTGTCAGTCCCGCCCGAGTTTGGGTTGGTGCTGTACGAGCCGAAGCCGTCGATGGCGTCGAGGTAGATGTCATCGCCGACGATGGCGGCGAGCTCCACGAGGGCGTCGTACGTGACCGGGTCGACGTCGGCGCCGCGGAAGTTCTTCGTGACGGGTCCGCCACCCATGTCAGCTCCCGAGGGTCTTGGTGATTGCAGCGATGAGGGCCCCGAGGCCCCCACCGACGCCACCGGCCACGCCGGAGGCGATCCAGACCTTCCGCTCGAGGACACGCAGGCGTGACTCGTGGTCGGCGATCTCGGGAGACTGGTGGTCCTCAAGGACTCGGATGCGGGACTCGTGGTCCGTGACGTTCGCCAGCGCGTGGTCGAGCTTGACCTCCATGCGGGCGAGGATCACTGCCGTGGATTCGGCAGGGACCTCGCTCTCGGGGGCCATCAGCCGACCTCGATGGTCGGCGGGCTGTCGGCCCGGAACGGCGACTCGAGGATCTGGGACGCCTCGATGGCTGCCTCGACGTCCTTGCGGTTGGTGGTCTCGGGCTGGATGCCCTGCTTCACCGCGGACTCGTAGAGGTCAAGCTCGGAGTCCCAGGACTTCTGGGCCTTGCGGCTGAACGAGGGGTTCGTGGACTCGAGGCCGGTCACGGCCAGTCCCTTGCCTCGCAGGCAGGCCCCGTAGGACGGGCAGTTCTGGGTCTTGCAGGTGGATGCGCAAGCCATCAGTCGGCCACCTCATATCCAGCGGCGAGGAGGGATGCAGCCTCGGCTTCGTCCACCTCGTAGACGTGGCCGCCGAGGTACGTGACCGCTGCTGCGTTGATCTGCTCCGGCGAGGGGAACTCGACCTGCACGTAGGCACCCGACGGCTGCTTGAGAACCGTCACCCCGGTGGGGGTGTTGAGGCGCGAGAACAGGCGGTCAGCCGGACTGACGTTCCGACGGTTCACCGTCGGAGGAGTGAAGGAAGGCATGTCGTCTCCTTATCCCGTGGTGGCCGGGGTGCCACACAACATGACACCCCGACCATCACAGATCATCAGGAGGCGGCGGTGACCGTCTCGAAGCGGACCAGCGCGAGGTCGCGGTAGATCTTGAACGCGAAGTCGCCGTACCAGCCGACGGGCACGAAGCGCCCGAGGCGGTCCACGACCGGGCCGAAGCGCAGGCCGGGCTCGGTCACGACGGCCTCGGCCAGAGCCTCCTGGCCGAGCAGGAACGAGCGGTAGACCGTGGTGCTGGTGGCACCGTCGTTGGCCTTGCGGAGGCGAGCGTTCTCGACGAAGCGCACGCCCTCCCACTCGCCGATCTCACCCTTGTAGATGCGCTCCTGCGTCTGGCCGTACTCCTGCGGGACGCGCCAGCCGCCCGAGCCCGACTCCTTGCGGAGGTCGTAGGACACGTTCGGGTGGACGAGGCCCACGTAGTAGATGCCGTCACGGGCGAGGGCGCCGTTCGCACGGAGCTTGGTCACGCCGAGGCGGATCATGTCCGAGGTGAGGGCGTCGCCGGCCGTCAGGAGGTTGGTGCTCGCACGGCCGGAGCCGCGGTAGACCTGCGTACCCAGGATCATCTGGTCCTGGAGCAGCTCGTCGACCACCTTGCCGCAGTGGTCCGCGACGACGCGGGCCTTCTCCGGCGCGAGGGGGACCATCGAGCGGTTGTCGAGCTTGAGGGTCGACACCTCGGCGAAGCCGTACTCGGTGGGCGTCAGCGTGATCGTGGTGGTCGCCGGGTGCTGCGTCGCAGAGACGTCCGACTCCTCGCCGAGCGGCGTCTTGGCCGCCGTGACGGTGGCCTCGGAGTGGTTCTGCGTGAGCTGGAGGGTGATGCTGTCGCCCGTGTGCGTCGGGCGGCCCGGCCGCACGTCGACGAACTGGCGGCAGGTCGGCATCGGGTTGAGGGCGGTGCGGAACAGGAGGTCCCACGCGGCCTTGACCGTGTTGGTCTGCCAACCACCCGCCGTGGCGATACTGGTGTAAACGTCAGGCACGTTCGTTTCTTTCTAGGGGAAGGGAAGAGCCTTCGGCCTGTCAGCCGAAGTGGCTCTGGACGGGGATGCCCTGCGCTGCGAGCGCCTTGACGACCTCGTTGAAGTCAGCGTTGGGACCGAGAGCGGACTCGACGGCGGCGACCTGTGCGTCCACCTGGTCGGTGGAGACGGTCTGGCCGACGCCGGAGGCGGTGACCTGCTGGATGCGCTGCTGGGCAGCGATGTCCTCAGGGGTGAGGACGGACTGAGCCGCAGCCGGAGCCTCCTCGGGCGCAGACTCCTGCCCCTCCGGCTTCTCCGCGGTGCCGCCCGGCTTCCAGCCGAAGTCCTCGCCGTTCTCGGTGAGCCACTGCTCGACCGCCTCAGCGGTCGGCTCGACGCCATCCCGCTTCATCCATCGCTGGATGTTGGCGGGCACGTTCTTCGCAGCCAGAACCGAGGTCAGCTTGAACTCGTTCACGGACTTCTGGAGCTCGGCGGCCTTGGCCTGCTCGGCGGCAAGGGCCTTGTTCGCCTTCTCCAGAGCCTCGCGCAGGGCCTTCGGCCCGCTCTGCTCGAAGTCGTTGTCGTCGTGCTCGTACTCGTAGGACATGTGTGTAACTCCCTTGTGGTGGTTGGATGCAGGCCAAATCGGCGCCAGGGGAAGCGCCTCTCGCTCCTGCGAAGCTGGACTTGTACGCCGCACGGGGCCAGCAGGTCCGTGTCGGGGCGCCCGATTCGAGTCGTGAACTCGCGGCCCCCGAGGGGCTACCGGGCCGTAGCGCCTTGCGCTACAGTCATGTCATGGCGGACTACAATTACTTCGGCGTCGAGAGCAAGTGGGCCGAGATCGGCAAGCTCATCGGTGCCGTGCTGATGATCGGGACCTGGACCTTCGGTCTCGGCTACCTGATCTGGTACATGTTCATCGCGTGATCAGAGCTGTCCGCTGCTGCTCTGGGTGAGTGAGCCGGAGCCGACGGCCGACGAGCCGCCGAAGCGGGCTCGTTCCTGCGAGGCCAGACGGTCGCGCTTCTGCGACACCGACTGGTCGTTGAGGAAGGTCTCGCGCATCAGGTCGTAGGCGTTGATGCTGTCGCCGCTGATGGCGGCGAGCTTCTGGTCGTTGCCGACGGTGGACGCGACCAGCGCCATGCCCTGCGATGCCTGCTGGCCGTTGATGCCGGCCTCGGCGATCGTCTGCGCCATCTTCTGGTCGATGCTCAGGCCCTGCTCGGCGGCGGCGCCGCCGACCTGCGCGGTGGCGAACGCCTTCTCCACGAGGGGCGCAGCCCGCTTCGGGTCGAGCGCGTAGGCGATCATGTCGCCGTTCGTGTACCACTTGGAGAAGGCGGCCTTCTCCTCCGGGCTGGCGGAGTTGATGAAGTCGCTGGCCGACTGCACTCGGGACTGGATCTCCGTGGGGGAGACGTCCTGCTCGAGGAACTTCTGGAAGTCCTGCGGCTGGTCGTAGAAGCCGGCTGGCAGTCCGGCTGCCCGCATGATCTGGCGGTAGGACGTCTCGGTGGCGAGGTACTCGGCCGGCGAGAGGACCGGCAGGCCCTTCTGCCTGCGGACCTCGTTGGCGGCGAACCGCTGCTTGTACTCCGTGGTCTCCTGGAGCAGGAGGTTGATCGTGTCGGCGGAGTAGCCCTGCTTGATGAAGTCCACGATCTTCGGGGCGAGAGAGCCCAGACCGTAGGAGGTGAACAGGGAGTTGAGGGCTGCGAAGGCGTCCTTCTGGTCGCCTGTCAGGCCAGCAGTCCAGTCGGTAGCCACTAGCTCACCACCTTCTTACTCATGAGACAACGCCGAAGGACTTGAGAATCGCGTTGGCGGTCGAGGTCATCGTGTCCCTCGCGTTGTTGGTCTTGGCCCAGCGGGGGTCATTCCGCAGCGTGTTCTCGAAGTCGTAGAGCGTCTGCGTGGTCGGCTTGCCCTTGGCGTCCTTGGCCTGGAGGGCCCGCTGGATCAGCGGGTCGTCGAGGTTGACGTTCTCCGAGTTGGTCTCGAGGAGCTTGCCGTAGGTCTGGACGTACGGGTCGGCGATCTGGCGCACCGTCTCACCGGACATGATCCGGTCCTTCAGCGCGACGTACTTGCTCGCTGCGAGCTGCTGCACGTAGTTCTTGACCGAGTCCGGAGTCTGGGCTCCGAGCACGCCGGCTCGGACCCACTGGCCGATCATCGTGTCCGAGACGTTGACGCCGTAGTCCTCGACGAGGCCGCGGTACTGGCTCTGGAGCGCAGCAGCCTGCCCCATCGTGTAGTTGCCGTTCTTCTGCGACAACTGCGTCATCAGGTAACGCTTGAGGTGGTCCTCGCCCCAGCCCATTTTCAGGGCGGTGTCGGCGATGAACTTGGCCCAGTTCGGGGAGACGTTGGCGCCCATCTGCTGCGCCACGGTCAGGACCCGGTTGGTGCCCTCGGTGATCTGCTGGTTGAACGTAGCCGGGTCGCCGGACTTGAGGGCGATGTACTTGCGGTAGGACTCCGAGGAGTGCCGGAACCAGTTGGTGTTCTGGAGGGCGGCGACGAACCGGCCCTGCGTCCAGCCGCCGTCGGTGGCCTGCTTGAGCAGCGCCTTGAGCTCGGGGTTGGAGTTGAAGAACGCGAGGGTGTAGCCGAAGTTCGCCGCAGTCTCTGCCTGCGTCGAGGGCTCCTTACCGGCCGTGCTGCCGCCACCACTACCAGAGACGGCCTTCTTGGCCGCGTCCGTGGCCTTCTTGACGGCATCCTGAGCGGCCTTGGCCGCCTTCTTGGCGGCGTCGCCACCGTTCTTGGCGGGCGCCGGCTTGGACTTACCGGGGTCGGTCTTGGGCGCCGCGACAGGCCCGCGGTCCTCAATGGGGAGCGCCATGTGTCACCACCTAAACAGGCTCGTGAAGTTGAATGCCGAGGATGGGTCCCATTCGGCGTGACGGAACTCCATGTGCAGGTGGGGTCCGGTGGAGTTGCCGGTCGAGCCCGAGCGGGCGATGACCTGGTTGCCGTTCACCCGGGCGCCGACCTTCAGGTTCCCGATGCTCGACAAGTGGCCGAGGATGACGTAGGAGCCGTCGTCGTTCCTGATCCGCAGGTGGAGTCCGAAGCCGCCGTTGTGGCCCTTGCCGTTGGGGTCCCAGCCGGCGTAGACGACGGTGCCCGAGAGTGGGGCGTGGACCGCGGTGCCCTGCGGGACCGCGAAGTCCAAGGCGAGGTGCCTGCCACCGGAGCCGGGGTAGGAGCCCCATGTCCCCGACGGCTTGAAGCCCGGCAGCGGGTTGTAGTACTTGATGCCCTTGACCGTGTTGGCGGCCACCATGATCGCCGAGTTGGCGGCATTGGACAGGGCGTTCGTCGGGCTGACGTCCACTGGCAGGCCGGGGATCTCCGGGTCTCCCTTGGCCGCATCAGGGGCGTCGTAGCCCAGCGGGGCGTTCATGCCCGCCTGCCCGGCGCCAGAGCCGTCAGACAGCGTCAGGCCGATGCCCTTGACGGCATTCGGCTCCTTGCGGTCGGCCGCCATGTCGTTGGGGATCAGGCCCTGCCCGATCTGGAGCGGGTCGGCCTTGAAGTCCGGGGCTGACTGGACCACGCTCTGCGCCGTGGTCTTGACGGTGTCGGCGATGGACGTAGCCGCCGAGGTGAACGGCGAC